GCATAGCCTTCTCCAATTATATTAGTTCTTATGTCTAATCTGGCTGATGAGTTTTCAGCCATTGCTTTATTGGCTATAAAGTAGTTTCTATCAGTGTGAATTGCCCAAACTCCAGAGACTGATATATTTTTCCACTTATCGGTAAAGCCTAGATTGACATTATTAACCAATAAGTCACTCTTAGCCATCTGCCTTACTTCGCCTACATTCTCAAAGCTCTGGCTTATGCTGTTCTGATAGAAATATTCTCTAGGCTCTACTCTGATTTTCCAATCTGTTCCTGTCCATTCAAATGCCCATCCTAGGCAGAATATTTTATCAAGGTCTTCAAATATCTTCTTGAATGAAGTGCGTAAAGCATAAGGGTCTTCTGTTGGCTCGTCTGGATCGCATAAATTAAGAGCATTTAGCGTAGGTGCATTTCTAATCCTTAGACCATTGGTGATGGCATTGTTCCAATAGCAGCCATCAAGGTCTTTACTGAAGGCATCAGAGAGCAACATATTATTGCTGCCTGTGAGCTTGTAAATAACTCTGTTCAGGAAATTCTCAATTCTTAAAGTATCTGAAAATGAAGCATAAGTTCCTGAGTTAATTTCACTCAAGCTAAGACATACATCTTCAATGTAAATGCCTAATGCCCTTGTAATACCAGGATCAGGAGGAGTAACACCAACTTTAATACTTCCTCCAGACCCCCACTGAATAAATATCAAGACTCTGTCACCAGGATCAAGAGTCACAGCTTGATTTGCAAAAAAGTCAAATTGAACAAATACAAGTGGGTCTGAGACAGTGTTTATTGCGCTTGTTCCTAAATAATATCTCTGTGTTTCACTTCCAGATGAATTTAAAACCTGTAATGACAATACCACATCAGCTGAGTCTGGGTCAATTAAATTCGTATCGTAAAGAGTCCAATAAAACGCTCCTTTGACCCTCATATTAAAGTTTATTGTCCTTATGTATGTGGCATTATTGACAAAAGTCGCATTAGTATTAGTGTAAAGTGTAGCAACCGGGTCAAATGTGCGACCAAAAATTCCTGAGAAGTCGGTATTATTATAATAAGCTGGGATAACGCTGGCAAAGTTATCCAAAGTCCATCCATTGAAATTGTTCCTAAAAATCTGCGACCAAATTGGAATTGGAAACTCATTGACTCTATCACTAGCAGTGGCAGTCAGATACAGGTCTTGCTTGTGCATCCTGATATTATCATAGATTATTGGGCTAATGGCATTGCCATCCAAATCTATTGGAGTAGTAATGTCAATCTCTATGTCCTGCCTGGCTTTGAATTTCTCCCTGAAGTCATCATCAATAATGCCAACAGTTATCTCCCAGCTGTCAGTGTCGCAGACATTAAACTCTTCATAGATAGCTAGATTTAGGAATCCATCAAATTGATATAATGAGCCGCTGTAACCAACATCAGATGTGATCCTGATCGCTATCTCAGCATTAATAAAGTAACGGTCATAGAGGTCTTTAATTAGCTTTGCGCCCTTGCCATAGAACCTGACCTCAGTGCTGAATGGTTGGTCAATTCCATGACTCTCCATCCTGATAGCTGTGAACTCAATCGCATCCCAGCCAATAGGCTCTTCTACCTCAATGCCGTTTAGATAAAATTTCCATCCTGCCATAATCGCAAAGGTAAAAAGAAAAAGCCCCTGCAATGCAGAGGCTCTTTGCACAGTCTAATCTAAACCAATAACCTCATGAATAAGTTCTGAACCTATTGTTCAAAATTTTAGTTGTCCTTCTAGGTGTCCTTATAAACTTCTCAAAGCCTCGCTCATCCATGCTGAGCTGAGTGATAGGCAATGACTTTAAGATGCTGCCCAGCTCTCTTATCTCACCCACCACCGGAGAGCCTGAGCTGCTGTTACGGTTGGCATAGTGGTTAGCCAGGAATAGCTCTTGCCTGCTCAAGGCATGATTAGGAATAACCTGTGAGCCTTTAGGTAGATCAACTAATGTTGCACTTGCTGGAGTGAAATAAACCTTGCCAGACTCAGTCACAACTTTCTCCACACCTCGCTCACCGACTATGGCTTTACCTCCCTTGAATGGCTTTCCCTTAGTACCCTCGGCAAACTCTGGGACTGGCTGGGCAAGGATTAAGCCTGTCTGTGTAGCTGCTAATGCTGCCACTATTGCTGCCAACGGAGGAGCAGAGACTGCATACTTAATAATTTCAGGAGCTGCACTAAATAGCACATTAGCAACAGCCTGAAGTTGCTCAGCTCTGAATTGCTTGGTTCTTATGTCTTTCTCTTCCTGCCTTTTCTTTTCCTCAAGCTGAGTCAGTTTCTGCTGATTGCCATCTGCCAGCCTTACTTCTTCATCATATCTGCGCTGAAGTAAGGTCATTTCATTGCTGAGATTGCGCTGATATAGGTCAAATCCACCAGCAATAATTTCTTGGCCTAATTGATAAGCCTTATCCCTGATTTCCTTTTTAATCTTAGCAGCTTCCTTCTCTTTTTCAACCTGATTTTTTAGATCATCCTCATAGGCCTTCTGCCATGCCTTCATTCCCTTCAATCTATCCTGATAGAGCTTCTCCTCGTTAGTTGCTGTCTCATCCTTGGCCTTTTTTATCCTATCTTCCAGAGTTATAGCTGTCAGATACTCCTTATTAGCCGCATCCTCAAAGTCTTTTGCTGCCTTATCTCGCTGTAGCTTAGCTACCTTAACTTCATCCTGAACGATGCCAATATTCTTAGTGCTGTATTCCTTTTTGAGCTGATAGACTGCCTCCTGGAATACTCTTTCAGCTCCTATCTCACCCAACTTTGAGCCTCTGAGCTGAGCCATCAGCACCTGCTGCTGCTTCTCAAGCTCAAGGAGCTTTAACCTAGATTGATATTGTGCTTTATCCTCAGCCTGAGATGATGCACTAGCAGCCTCTGCTGCCTTTGCTCGCTTATTAATCTCATCAATGGCTGCTTGATTCTGGGCTTTGAGAGCATCCAAATACTTTTCGTCCTTCTTGACTTGTAATTCAAGTGGGCCAGCCCCAATATCAACTGCCACTCTAGATTCAGCAGCTACTTGCTCTCTGATTGCTCTTTCTTCTGCTGCTTTGGCCTTTAAAACTTTTAGTTCCTCTTCCTTAATCTTTATGTTTCTCCTTGAATTAATTTCAGCATTCTTCAATGCCTCATCGGAGGTCTTGGCAAAGAAATTAGTATAGGCTGTGTATTGACCACCAAGAAACTCCTGTGCTTTTTGCACATCACCTTTAAAGAGATCATTAAGCGCACCCAGAAACTCAGCAGTTACTGTCAATGCCTTGCCAAATATTGGTGCAAGGTTATTGCCTATGGTGTTGAGCAATGAATCCCATGTATCGCCAAGGTTGCTGATTTGCCCTCCCAAAGTCTGGGAGACAGCTGATGAAGCTCCAGCTACACCATTGTAATCGCCCAGGCTAAGCAGGTAAGCCTGCACAGCCTCTCTGTTCTTCTTGACCTGAGTTTCTACTCCTTTAAAATTGAATATAATATTCTCACCAACTGTTCTTGCGCCTATGTTAAGCTCCTTGAGTCGCTCAAATTCAAAGTTCCTTGCATCCAGAATGGCCTCAGTAAATTGAAGGAATGACTTGCCTTGAGAAGAGGCAACATCACCCAGCTTCCTCATCTGATCAATGGTCGGCTTAAAGCCTACTCCTGCTAATTTAACGAATGAGTCAGTTACCTCCTGAACGCTGAATGGTGTTGTGGCTGCGAATTGCTTGATGCTTGCCAATGCTCCCTGAGCTGCACTGTTGCTGCCCAGTGTATTCTTCAGGACTGACTCAAACTTCTGGAATTGAGCAGTGACAGCAATCACCTCCTTGGTAAAGCCTACTATTTTGTCAGCTGCAAATATCCCGGCTATAACTGGGCCGACCTTGGCAGCCACAGCACCCATGCCACCGAAGGCATCGCCAGTGTCTTTGCCTGCTTTCTTAGCCTTATCGCCTACATCATCAAGCTGCTTCTTGAGCTTGCCCAGCTCAGCCAGTAGCTGCCTCTCCTCTGCTGTAATCTTATCGAACTCGGAGGTAGCCTGCTGCAACTTACTCAGGTCAATGTCATACCTGATTTTAATATCGTTAGTCGAAATAGTAGCCATGCCCCAAAGATAGCAATTAAAAAAGCCACCGAATATCAGTGGCCTTTTGTAAAAAATTGAAAAACAAATCTATCCCTTACCCTTTCTGGATTTCTGCGCTGCAATATAGCTGCTCACAATCAAATAGTACTCATAGATTGGCCTTTCGACCAGGAATTTAGCTCTGATAGGATCGCCACCTGAGACTCTAGACTGCTCATCAAATCTGAGTCTGTGCTGTCTAGTGATTGCAGTCCAATAATGTGTTTCAGGTTGTTTAGGCTTTGCAGAGTTTCGGCCTGCAAATAAGTCGGGAAATTCGTGCTGTATTCTGTCAAAGAGGGCAGATAAGCATATTCGGGCAGATTCAAAAAAAAACCCTGAACATCATTGTGCTTCATCCAATGCTCAAGTTTGGTCTTGTTGTATGGATATTGATAATCAAGTGGATTCTCTTGCTCATCAAAGTACACAACTGTTGCCAGCTTCAGCTGCCTGAGTAGGCTAACGGACATCTCCATCTGCTCTTTAAGCCTTGAGGCCATCACACCAATCTCATACAGCTTCTTGTCATCCTTCTTTTTCTTGTCCATGAGCAAATTAATCAGCCCATTGTTCCAGCCCCTCAGATAGTCTGGGTTAATCTGCCAGAGTTCTTCGGTGAAAATGTCACGAGCAGCCACTGCCCTCTGGAATGGCACATTGACCTCAGATACAAACTTGAAGTAATTGACACCACCTGAAGTGAAGGCAAACTCAATCTGATCCCAGCGGTCAGCAGGAGCTACTCCCCTGTAAAGTATTCGGCCTGCTTCTCCTTGAAGAGGAGCTTCTTCTGCCAGCGGTTGAGTAACAGGAGGCACAGATGGTTTGCGCCTAAATAAATTAAACATAAGTAAAATGGATAGTCAAAGATAAGGCATGAGATGACCAGGAACTGCCAAGCTCCTGAGCAGAAAGGGCATTCACCTAATGGCTTCGCCCAAAGTGTCGGGAGCTTCTGAATCTGGGAGAGATACCACTGCCCAAGTGGGTGATCCTCCAGCAGAAAGTCCAAGAACAAAGAGAAAGTCGCACTGATCAGTGCTATTAAGAGTAAGGTAAGCAGGCTGGTCATCGTGTGGTAGTTGGATAATGCAGCAGCCTCTGCGCTTACCTCCACAATTTGATTGAAAGTCATTGTTCATTGGTTTAATCGAAAATGTTTAATACTACAATATTGTCATCATTGCTATAAATAGTGGCAAAGCTCAGGCAGATGCTGTCGTACTCCTTACCATCAGTAGGCATAAAGATATATGGATTATTGTTGCCCGGCTCATAGAAGCTGATATGGTACTGCCCACCGTAGCTATTGATAAAGCCTTCAGGCATGGCTGTCAGGTCAATCTCAATGAATCCCTCAAGATCAATGGTCAGCAACTGCTCAACTATGACATTCACTCCTGGCTTAGTGATTTTAATCACAATGTCAGCCTCGGTGTAAGTCGGTGGCACAGCAATGTAAAACGCAAAAGGGCAGCCGTTAAGCGGCTCACAGACCTTGAAACAATCACTGCAGCATAGTGCCATACTTTTCGAGATTGAAGTTTGAAGTTATCTCTGCAAAGTTAGAGAAAATAAAATAGCGGAAGGCATCCAGAGCATGAGACTTGTCTGGGTTCTTATTCTTCCAGGCATCGAGGCTGCCTTGGCGATCCACCTTGGCCTCTTTGAGGTCAGTAACCAGCTCCTCACATCGCTTGCCACTTATCTGAACCTTTGCCTTTTGTAGCACAAGAATAGTCACCAACCTGCTGGCTATGTGGCTAGGATTGGACTTGGCAACCTGAAGCTGAAGGTCATTTACCTGAAGATAGTTCTTGATGAGGGCATAGGCACTGATATTGTCCATCGTGAAGGCATTACGAGCAGCACCGGAGGCATCACCATTAATGATGTAGGTCATATTGGGGAACTCCTGCTTAATGGTCTGGCACAAGCCAGCTAGATCGCCAATGCGATAGACCTTGATGACATTGATAGTAGCGTAGTACATGCTCTCATCTGAGTTCTTGATGTACTGTGCAACTACGCAGGTATTAGTCACATTGAAGTCAAAGGCAAGGTAGAGATTGTGAGCAGGAGAGGCTTTGATGTAGCCATCGTAGACATGCCTGCTAAAGTCGAAGCTGGTGGCAAATAGACTTTCTCTATCCCAGATTCCCCACTGCCCAAGGGCATAGACCTCATAGTAGGTCTGACTTACTGATTTTAGTGCCTCCATCCTTGTCACATACTCATCATCGAGGAAGTCAATGGCATCTTTGTAAGTGCCATGAAGCCGGAGTACCTGGTTGGCCTCTTTGGGAGGAACATTATCAAAAAACCGCTTCTTAATCCAGTGGCTATCACTGACTGGATTGAATGTCAGAAAGAAACGCTTTGGATGCTCTGATTTACCTCTCAAGCGCAAAGTAATCTGAGTGAAGTCCTCCAGAGTCAGCTCTGTTGCCTCCTCAATCCAGATGTACTTAGCCTGGCTCAATGACTTTAGTTTCTCAGGATCATCACAGCCTAAGAAGACTATCTTGTTTGTGCCTGATTGCAGCTCCATGTAGCCTGTCTTGGCCTTAATGAGCTTATCCAGCCCCCATTGGCTAATTTTGTTGCGGAAGTCAGCAAAAACTGAGTTCCTGATGGTGGCCGCAACTTTGCGAATCACGAAAAAGGTCTGGAATTGATTGGACTTATTGTCGCATATCTCAGCCAGGAACAGCTGAATCATAGTCTGGCTCTTGCCCGAACCAGCCCCTCCCCAGAGTATGTTATAGGTCTTAGGGTCGGTAACTGCATCAAGGTACTTCTCCTGCCATAAGTCAGGACTTGACAAATCAACCTTCGGCATCAGCCTCCTGCTCTGCTCCCTTCTTGTTAGGCCTTGGCTTTATTACCTCCACAACCTGCATGTTCACTTGCTCCTGGTTCATCAGGCCCAAATCTCTGGCGATGATGTTGTGATTGAACAGGCCACTTGCAGCCCCTTCCAGCTTGCTTGTATAAATCGCTTGCTCTATGCGTGTAAAGACTTGAGCGAAATCTTTTGACTTGCCTTTGTAAACTGCAATGGTAGCCCATGAAGCGAAGCCACAAGCAAGCGCAAAGCCCTCCTTTGTCAGCAGCCTTTTCTTTGGCAATCTGACCTCTGTTGCATCCTTACCACGGAAGTCCACTTCAATCAATGGATTCTCTTCAGCCCACTGAACATACTGTTCAAAGTTCTCAAGTATTTCCTCCGGAGTTTTAAATCTGCCATCTAGCCCATGCTTCAGCCTGAGCTGCCAACATTGATTTCCCTTAGGTGCTGCCATAATTTTAGTACCGGGCTAACGCCCCTTGTTTTGTGGTTTATTATTTCTTCTTAGCTGTCTTCTTGGCCTTCTTAGCCATAGACAGAGCAATGGCTACTGCCTGCTTCTGTGGCTTGCCTGCCTTCATCTCGGTCTTTATGTTTGAGCTAACTGTCTTAGCTGAGTAACCTTTTTTAAGCATAGTTTTAAAATTTATGTAAAGATAAGTAATTCAGAATTGCCTCATAGACTTCAAGCTGATTAGACCATCTACGCTTGTAGCCTTTGGCGGCATCAGGCTGATTCAGTTTATTTTTTAGCTGAGTAATTTTCCGGCCAAGGTAATCCTGGCAGTCTTGTCTGTTCATGTCTGTTTCTCTCATGCTGTAAAGTAAATCATTGGA